CCATAAGTCTGCGTCCCAACCAACAAATCCCCACCGCTGGTGATACGGGCGCGTTCGGTGTTGTTGGTGCCAAACCAAAGTGCGCTGTTTGTGCTGCTGACAAAAGCATCAGTAGCACTTGCGCCAATTCGCAGGTCAACCGTCGAAGTACGGACGCGATATTGCGCTCCAGTAGACCCGAGCAGATCAACAAACGTATAGCCTGCTACAGACAGAGGACTCGTTGTCCCCACCCCCAAATTCCCACTAGCATCCAGCGTCATTGCTTGGGTGAAGGAGGGATCTGTTCCGGCTACTTGTGCGGAAGTTGAACGCCACCAAACATGAGTGCCGTTGGTTTGTTGGTATTGCGTAGCATACGCAGCGGTAATATATTCCCATCCACCATCATAAGTTGCATTGGCACTTATATAGGTAGTATTTGTCGATGTTACAGCAGCGTTTGATCCAAATTGTAATTGTGGGATAGTTGAAGCACTAGGCGTCACCCCCAGACCGAGGTTGCCGGAGGTGTCGAGGGTTGCTTTGGTTGTATCCCCTGTTTTTAACAATAGTGGCGTTGCAGAAATACTTCCGATGGATGTTTCGGATGTGTTGGCGTAAACCGATCCTTTTAGTGAGCCTGCAACACTAAACAACAAAAACCCGCTGTTTCCAGCTGTTGAACTGATTTCAACTACTTTGCTACTACCTATGCTTGTAGGCGTATTCGTCCCAATTCCAACATCCCCCGCCGCAGTCACCACAAACGGGCTGCTGTCGGGGTTAGCTGCATCCTCTACCAGAATGGAATCGCCAGTACCCGTCTGCGTGATCCTGAGTGCTGGAGTGGTGGCGTTCACCACCATGACATAGCTGTCGCCTGCTTGTGCGGCTTGGATCTGCGGGACAACTGTATTGAGCAAAAGCGCCTGATAGACAGCCATGATTTACCTCAAATCGGATAGTATTCTGTTCCGTCACTCGTCTTGACGGATGACGCAACCGTGTAGTCAACCCCTGACCCATCCCTAACAGGCAGGCCAATCGTGTACTCCGTCCCAGCACTGTCGTCCACTATGAACGGAGCACCAGGAACCGGTACATAACCCCCGAGTGATCGCAGGTTCGGGAGTTTTAAGTTAAGACCGAGCAACATTACAGCAGTCCGACAATGTTGCTTGCAGTCGTGTTGGTTGACCAGACCCGTCGAGCCATCACCGGCAGGATTACGCCAGCAGGGACGTTGTAGAAGATCACGCTCCCGCCACCGGTGTCGTTGATCCGCACGTTACCAGACCCGCCGATGTAGAGCGCACGAACAGGCGCAACCAGATCAGAGTCGGCTGGGGTGATAGCAATGCAGTTAACAGCGCAGCTATCAGGAGTCGTTGAAAATGGAGCAGCCATGTCTACACCCACACATTAGACGAAGTTGATGAATCTTGCCACAAATTGCTAGAACAGATAAAGCCTGTCCCACTACTGTTTAGAATTTCCAGACTTACAACGTACCCAACAGCAGAACTCGATAACACCGTCAGCGAACACTGGTAGTCAACACCGTTAGACGCTCTCACCAGGAAACTAGAGTCGGTTGACTTAGTGATCCAAGTGTCAACATTATTCCTGATCTCCTGCCATCCACCGGCCTCCGTTACAACAAGACCACTGAACGGAGCCTCTGAGAAAGACGAGATGCCAAACATTACGGGATCACCTCGGCAGATCGTATCGTGCAAACCCAGCTAATCGTGACTCCGGCTTGACCCGTTACGTTGACCCTTAGTGCGCCGTTTGTAGTGTCAGCAGCGATTGCAACCACCCAGGTAGACGCTCCGGAATCCGCACCGATAGATGTCACAGTAGATGCAACGATAGCCGTGCTAGCAGCGTTTGCGCCTCGTTTAGCAGTCGCAACAAAGGTCCAGCCAGCCACATCGCCGGTGCTGTTTCCTCGCGCAACAACAGTTCCTTGTACGCTAAGAGCAGAGTTGTCAGCAAGAACGAGTTGATTTGCAGCGCCAGCAGCCGCAGTTGTGCTTCTTAATGCGCTAGCAACCGCATCCGTTGTTACCCTACCAATAACAAGAGTGCTAGCTTGTGCTGAACCTACAGTGACTCCAACCGGATAGTCGCCGGTTGACGCAACGTGTAGCCCCGCAATACCTCTTGTCGTCCCGTTAGTCCCGCCAATTACAGAGGACGATGCACCGCTTGCGACATTGTTCGATCCACCCAAAACAGCAGAATTAGAACCTGACGCAGTATTTGTATCGCCACCGGCAACAGTTGCTGATGAGGCAGTGGCATTGTTTATGTAACCACCACCCACAACAGAATAGACCCCAGATGCGGTATTCTGCTGACCACCTCCAACTGTGCTTGCCCCGCCAGACGCAATGCTTTGCTCTCCACCGCTAATGGTGGACTTGGCTGCGGTAGCCTGATTGTTTAAACCACCGCCAATCACAGAATAATTGCCGGACGCTAATCCATCATAGCCGCCGCCAATTGCAGAATATTGACCAGACGCAATGTTGAACCGGCCAGACCCTACAAAAGCATAGAGCGCAGTTGCTTCGTTGCCGCTTCCACCCGCTACTGTCGCACCTGTCGCAGTTGCTTCGTTATCCCCGCCACCACCAACGGTCGCGTAAAGGGCTGTCGCGTCATTGTCACTACCACCAGAAACGACAGCAGAAGAACCAGACGAACGGTTGCTGTAGCCACCACCAACAACCGCATAGTTGCCGCTTGCAACGTCTGTCGCCGCTACACGAATAGTTTGCCAGTCAACAGCGTGTACCCCGCGCTTGTTGCCACCAGCAATAGCGCTATCCGGTACTTGTGCGAGTTTCGCTCCAGTGCCCTTCGGAACTAACGCAACGTCACCGTTTGTCGTAGAAACAGCAGAGGTCAGGCTCGCAACATTTACAGTCGCATTAGGCGAAGTCGTGTTAACAGCAATCGTAACCGGCAATGAGTCAGTGCTGACCGACTTTCCAGCAGGGTAGGTGCAGAACACATCCTTAACACCAGACCCGAATCCAACAAGACTGCCGCTGTTGCTGCTTGCAAGTACCGTGTCTCGGGTCAACGTGCCAGCGCCAACCGTACCGATACCGACTTCCCAATCGGCTATACCCTGGATGCAGTAATAGGTCGTGTTGCCGTTACCGATAGACGAAAACGCTTGGTATCCCTGGACAGCACCCAACAGAGTGATAGTGCCCGTCCCCTGCGTGCTGGTCGTCTCTTTTACCCTGTCTTTCAGTACGAGTGCCATTATCGTGCCGCCACTCTCATTACCAACGGGCTAGCAGAAAACTCCGCCTTGTCATCCGACTCCGATAGCGCAGCAATACCACGGTTGTACAGCGCACCCCAGACTTGCAATCGAGCGTCGTTCATAAGATACGGCTCGGCTTCCCCCAGGCTTGCGTACAGGAGACAGTCCATCGCATTCACCGTCCAGACGTTCGTGGTGTTCGTGTCAGACAGGAACGCAGGAGCGGAGTAGTACAGCATTACCAAGGTGTACGCGGTATCAGGCGTCGGGGCGAACTTAAACTCATCCGCTAGGATCGTATAGTCCACCGGCCTGCCTGACTCGTAACTGCGGGAGTTGCGAGTAAATAGGCTCGGCGTCATGTAGTTGAGCGGGTAGACCGGATCACCATCCGTATACAGATCGCGAATTTGCAGGAAGTCAGACGGTAGCTGCACCGTGTCATCGCCACCAGTCGTGGAGGTGGTGACAGAACGCAGCATCTGCCGGATGCGTAGCTCTCTGCGCAAGCGAATCTCAGCCAGACGGATGAAATCCGGTATCTGACTGGTCAGATCACTTCTTGCGAGATAGCTTGCGATTGCGCTTTGCAGATCGCTGTAGGTCGTTAGGGCCATGCTTTACGTCATCCCAACCGAAGGTTTTGACCCCTATGTGTCCGATGTGCATCGACAACTCGTGATCCACCCAGACAGGTATATCGTTCTCCATGCACCGGACGCAGAATGTTACATCCTCTCCGATGACGTTCCCATGATCTGTCCAGATGACATCAAACCACGGACGGGGAACCTTTTCAAACACTTCCTTATTGACAAGGGTACACGCAAAGCCCACCGCTGTCACCTGCTCAATTCCCTTCTTTCCCCGGCTCTCAACCTTGTGCCAAACCTGATAAGG